TAGAAGCTATCTACGAAGAGTGGAAGAAAGATTCAGAAATAGATAAAACAGAGCTCGGGGATGAGTCGATCAAAATCCCTAAGCTTCATCACAAATACTTTCAGGTCTACTCTTCAGAAAAGTTACTGCTAAAGAAATATGAAGCGGAGATGCGTCAGTTGAAGCTGGCGAAGTACGAATTTTATACTATGGGTCCAAACGAAGATACACCTAAAGATTGGACATTACCGCCACGCGGAATGATACTTAAAGGAGATATACCTATGTATCTCGAGGGAGACAAAGAAATTATTGAAATGTCTCTTAAGATTGGATTACAGCAAGAGAAGGTAGAACTGCTCGAGTCAATTATTAAAAGTCTAAGTAATCGTGGATTTCAGATTAAAGCGGCAATTGATTGGTTTAAGTTCACTATGGGAGCATAATGGATATTATAGGCATCGAAAAAATCGATGAAACATACAATAAGATAATCGCTGATCCTTCCATTATTATGGAGATGAGCGAACATTTCACGTTTGATGTTCCAGGCGCAAAGTTTATGCCCGCCTACAGAAACAAGTTTTGGGATGGTAAGATACGCTTGCTCAATCCTATGACTTGCACAATATATGCTGGTCTTAATAAGTATATTGAAGAGTTTTCTGAGAAACGTGGATATGAGATTGAATATAAGTCAGACTTTTCTGCTGAAGAGTTTTCTCTTAAAGAAGCAAATGAATTCATCAGCAGTTTAAATATTCCCAGCAAATTTGAGCGTAGAGATTATCAAGACAGCGCATTTACATATGCTGTTCGTAATAGACGCGCTCTTATGTTATCACCAACTGCATCAGGCAAATCGTATATAATTTACTTACTTGTGAGGTACTATGAAGAATATCTTAGGGACAATAACTTCCGCGCTCTTATTATTGTGCCAACTACTTCTTTGGTGCATCAGCTTGCCACTGATTTTATTGACTATGGTTATAGTGATTCCAGCAACATTCATAGAGTATTCGCAGGACAAGATAAGAAAACAGATCATCCTATTGTCATATCGACATGGCAATCGATTTACAAACTGGACAAAAAGTATTTTGACTCGTTTAGCGTTGTGATCGGCGATGAAGCGCATCTTTTCAAAGCAAAATCTCTTACTAGCATTATGTCTAAGCTTTCTAACTGTCGGTATCGTTTTGGGTTTACTGGAACTCTCGACGATACTCAAACTCATAGACTTGTTCTGGAAGGTCTTTTTGGGTCTGTTAGAAAGGTTATTAGCACAGCTGAATTGATTGAACAAAAATATCTAGCACAGTTCCTTATCAAATGTATTGTTCTTAGATATTCAGATACCGATCGTCAGCTTGTTACAAAAATGGATTATCAGGCTGAAATGGATTGGCTTGTTCGTAACGAATCTCGAAATCGTTTCATAAAAAACTTGACTTTATCGTTAAAAGGTAATACACTATTATTATTTCAATATGTCGAAAAGCATGGCAAAGTATTATATGAAATGCTGAAAGACGAAGGTATACCTGTTCATTTTGTTCATGGAGGAGTAGATGGCGAAGATCGTGAAGAAATACGTAGAATCGTGGAGCAGTCACCATCCAGTATTATTGTCGCTTCTTACGGGACTTTTTCTACAGGAGTTAACATTCGTAATTTGCATAACATTATATTTGCTAGTCCTTCAAAATCTAAAATAAGAAACTTACAGTCTATTGGTCGTGGCTTACGTAAGTCAGAAAACAAAGATACTGCAACACTCTATGATATTAGTGATGATTTAGTTTGGAAGTCAAAAAAGAATTTTACCATCCAGCATTTTGCTGAGCGTGTGAGAATATACAATGAAGAGAAATTTGATTACAAGATTTACAAAGTTAATTTAAAGGTATAATGATGGATAAACCAAAAAGAAAAGTGCATTACGTAAATAATAAAGATCTTTACGCTGCGATGGTTACGTATAAAGAAAAGATGAAAAAGGCACAAGACGAGGGGCGAACACTACCAAAAGTTCCTGATTATGTTGGTATGTGTTTTTTAAAGATTTGCAACAAGTTAGCAACAAAACCAAACTTTGCAGGTTACTCTTATCGAGATGAAATGATTGCTGATGGTATAGAGAATTGCGTATCAGCTGCTCATTCTTTCGATCCATCTAAGTCAAACAATCCTTTTGCTTACTTTACTCAGATTGCTTGGAATGCTTTTATCAGAAGAATTGCTAAAGAGAAGAAACAGTCATATATTAAGCATAAGAATTTCATTCATAGCAATCTGATGGATGGTCTTAATGAAGAAGTTAATATTACAGGAACTCCTATCCACAACGAATACTCTGATGAGATCATAAAAAACTTTGAAGAGAAGTTGACTAAAGTGGCAAAAAAGGGTAAGATAGGTCTTGAAAAATTCGTAGAGGATGACATTGAAGATAGCTCTGATAACTGATACACACTGGGGCGTGCGTAATGATCACGTCGCCTTTCTTGATAACAGCAAAAAGTTCTTAGACGAACTTTTCTTTCCTTATTTGGCAGAACATGAAATTAGTCATATTACTCATCTTGGCGATATCGTTGATCGGCGTAAGTATATTAACTTTAACACTGCTTTACGTCTTAGAGAAGATTTTCTCGATCCCTTGCTTAAACGAAACATCAGTCTTCATATCATTGCTGGTAATCATGACACTTACTTTAAAAACACTAATCGGGTTAATGCACTCCACGAACTTATTGAAGGAAAGTACTCAAACGTCACCACCTTCATTGAACCAACAGTCGTCCAATTAGGCGACTTAGATATTCTCTACTTACCATGGATATGCGATGAAAACAGAAAACAAACTATGGAACTCATTCGAAATGCGAGCACTCAGATTGCGATGGGTCATCTTGAGCTCGCTGGCTTTGAAATGTATCGTGGATCTATGGTCAGCCATGGAGATAATGTTCGTGACTTTGAGAAATTTGATATGGTTATGTCTGGTCATTATCATCATCGTTCCTCCGATGGGCATATATTTTATTTGGGTAGTCATGCTGAATTTACTTGGTCTGACTACGACGATCAAAAAGGGTTCCACATCTTCGACACCAAAACAAGACAGTTGACTTTTATCAAAAATCCATATAGAATGTTCAATAAGGTTTGGTATAACGACGCCGAATCGAATCCTGAAGATATTGATGTAAAAGATTACGCAGGTCAGTTTCTAAAAGTTATTGTTACATCTAAGAACGACCCGTATCGTTTTGATCGATTCATTGATCAACTTCAAAAAGTTGCGCTTGATATTCAGATCGTTGAAGACCATCTGAATATGAATATGGAAGATGATACTGACATTGTAAGAGAAGCAGAATCGACTATTGATATCTTCAAACATCACATAGAGCAAATAAATATTCAGAACTTGGATAAGGTTCGTTTACAGAATACAATCGTTGAATTGTATCAAGAGGCTCTTACAATAGAATGAGGTATTAAAAATTGATTCGTATTAGCGTAATCAAAGATATAGAAGATCCAAAAAATGAGGGTCGTGCTTTTTGTGTTGAGCGCGAAGACGGAAAAGTTATTGGATGCAAAGGAATAATAGTTGACGGACCACTAAATGTAAAGTATAATATAGATAGTAGGTTTGCAGACTTTAGAATTGTTTGGGCTACTACAGAAAGTAATATTCATTTACTACAAAACGATTTTTTGAAAAACCTCAAACCAATGAAAAAAATTATACACATCAACAAAAATATCATTCAACAGAATGCAAAGAACGGCAAAGATGAACCAGTTTGCCGAGTAGAAGAAAATGGTAAAATTAGATATTGTATGGAAGTTAATATAAAAGGACCATCACGTATGGTCTATAGTCCAAATAAACCACGCAAATGTGGTGCAAAACTTTGGATTGAAACTGATGCTGATATTGAATTGATAGGTGAGAAAGTTTGATTTTATTTAAGAAGTTGCGTTGGAAGAATTTCCTATCAACTGGAAATATCTTTACAGAAATAGATCTCAACAAACATAACACTACACTTATTGTCGGCGAAAATGGAGCTGGTAAATCAACTATGCTCGATGCGCTGACATTTGCGTTGTTCGGTAAACCATTCCGCAGTATTAAGAAAGGTCAATTGATCAACACTATTACTCAAAAAGGTATGCGTGTAGAAGTTGAGTTTGATATTGGTGTCAACAGATATAAGATTGTTCGTGGTCTTAAACCAGTTACGTTTGAAGTATATCAAAACGATGAGATGCTTAATCAGTCAGCTGAGATGCGAGACTATCAAGAACATCTTGAACGTAACATCCTCAAACTAAACTTCAAATCATTCTGTCAGGTTGTTGTTCTCGGTTCTGCCTCGTTTGTTCCATTTATGCAACTTCCAGGTGGTCAGCGTAGAGAAGTTATTGAAGACTTGCTTGACCTTCAAATCTTTACAACAATGAATAGTCTATTGAAAGATAAGGTTGCGAACAACAACGAAATCCTAGATCAAATTGCTAATGATCAGAAAGTTGTTACTGAAAAGATTAAGTTGGTCAAAGAACATCTATTAGAAAAACAAAACGACAACGAAAAGATCGTTGCTGAAAAAGTAAATGTTATTGAAGACACAAAAGATAAGATTGATGCTCTGGCTGTAAAGCTTACTGATGTAATGAATCGAGCGATGGAGCTGAATAAGAAAACAGTCAAGAAAGATGAAGTAACAAAGCTTATACAAAAGATGACAAAGTATCGTCATCAGATCGAAGCAAAGGTTGCTCTTATCAATCAGGATGTCGAGTTCTTCAAGAACCACGATCATTGTCCAACTTGCACTCAGGTTATCGATGAAGATCTAAAGACGCAAAAGTTAGAACATAAAGAAACAGAACTCAATGAGATCAATAATAATTTAGAACTGTTGACTAAGAAATTTGATGAAGCGCAAACAGAGCTTGATGAGATTATGCAGCACAGCGCAACTATTTCTCAACTGACTCTAGAAAA